CCGACCCGGCCAAGCTCGCCCAACAGATCACCGAAACCGCTGCCACGGCACGGCAGGCCCAGACCGAGCTGGCCGTGTACAAAGCTGCAGCAAAAGCCGGCGCCGACGCTGATGCCCTCCTAGATTCCCGCGCCTTCCTGGCGAAGATCGCGGACCTCGACCCTTCTAAGACCGCCGACATTGACAAGGCGATCAAGGACGCGGTCACGAACAACCCCAAACTCAAGACGGTCCAGGCGGCCGGCACGAGTGGCGCGAACTTCACCGGCGGGTCCGGGGAAGGCGCAAAGAAACCCACCACCCTCGCCGGTGCCGTAGCCAACCACTACCGCACCTAAACCGCTTAGGAGAACACCATGGCAATTACCCTTGCCGAAGCCAAACTCAACGCGACGACCGACCTTGACCTGTCCGTCATCGACGAGTTCCGCACCAACCCGATCCTCGACCTCATCACCTTCGATGACGCCGTGAACCCCGCCGGTGGCGGCGCGACGATGACCTACGGTTACCGGCGCCTGCTGACCGCACCGACCGCCGCGACCCGTGCGATCAACTCCGAGTACTCCCCGCAGAACGTCACCACGGAACAGAAGACCGTGAACCTCGGCGTCCTCGGTGGGTCCTTCGACGTTGACCGTGTCGTGGCCAAGATCGGCCCGGCCGCTTCCGGTGCCGTGGCGCTGAACATGTCCCAGAAGATCAAGGCCACCCAGGCCCTGTTTGGGGACCTCGTCATCAACGGTGACGTTGCGACCGACGCGAACGGCTTTGACGGCCTCGCCAAGGCCCTCGTGGGCACCTCCACGGAGGACACGGCCGTGCACGACTGGACGGGCACCCTCGACCAGGCCAAGGCGTTCCTGATCCTGACGGACGTCGACAACCTGCTGTCCCTGCTGGATGGTCAGGCGGGCGGCCTGATCGGTAACCGCAAGGTCCTGTCCCTGATCAAGGCGGCCAGCCGTTTCGCCAACCAGTACGTCGAGCACGTCGGCCCGCGCAACACGGCCCTGGTGTCCTACTCGGGTGCGACGCTGATCGACGCCGGGCTCAAGGCCGGTTCCGCGACTGACGTCATCCCGGTGAACGTGACCGACCCGGACACCACGGGCCCTCTCGTGGCCGGTTCAACCGCACTGTACGCGGTGCGTTTCGGTCTGGACGGCTTCCACGGCGTGTCCACTGCCGGCGGTTCGCTCGTCAGCACGTGGCTGCCTGACTTCTCCACCCCGGGTGCGGTGAAGAAGGGCGAGGTTGAACTCGGCCCGGTCGCCGTCGCTCTCAAAGCAACAAAAGCGGCCGCTGTGGCAAAGAACATCAAGGTACAGTAGCCGACTTTGTGCGGGCGCCTGTCATGGGCGCCCGCACAACCCCCAACTGTTAGGAGCCAAGCATGGCGAAGATTACCGCCCCCGTCGAGGGGTTCAACGGCGACATCGCAGGTGTGCAGTTCAAGGACTCGGTCGCTGAGACAGAGAACGCCGCTGTCGTCAGCTACTGCGCCGGCGCCGGGTACAAGGTCGAACTGGACGAAGCGCCCGCACCTGTACCCGTACCGGTCGACGAAGCGCCCAACGGCAACGCGTCCAAGGAAGCGTGGCACGCCTACGCCCTCACGCATGGCTACACCGAGGAGGGCCTTGCAGGCCGGACCCGGGACGAGCTCCGCGACCTGTTCAACGACTAACCCAGGAGGCCCGCAATGCGGCTCTACGCAGACACTGACGACCTGACCGCATGGATGTCGCCGACTGCGGTTCCGGCTGATGCTGCGGGCCTCCTACGGTCCGCCTCCGGGCTGGTCCGGTCATCCACGAAGACGGCGCTCTACGACACTGACGCGGACGGCTACCCCACGGACCCGGTGCTGGTTACCGCGTTCATGGAGGCCACCTGTGCGCAGGCGAAGTTCTGGGCTGACCACAAGATCAACCCGAGCTTGGGCGCGGCCGGCGTCGCACCGTTGGCTGCTTCCAAATCCATCGGCGGGGCGTCGATCCAGTACTCCACCTACGTCAGTACGGCGGAGGCGCGGGCGAACGCTGCCGGNGTCCTCGGCCCGGACGCCTGGTACATCCTCGCCGACGCCGGCCTCCTCGGGGGTTCGGTGGTGCTGCTGTGATCGAGGGCTTCGAGGAGTTCATGGTCCACACGGTCACGGTGGAAACCCATACCGGGGAGGACCCGTTCGGGAACGTCAACACCGTCACCTCGGATCCGATTGCGGGGTTCCTAGATGACTCCCGGGCACTGGTGCGGAACGCGTCCGGGGATCAGGTGGTGTCCGAGTCGACGTTCTACACCGGCAAAGAACACCGTGGGGTCTTCGCGCCGGAGTCGCTCGTGCACCTCCCGGACCGGGTCGCGACCGTGATCAACGTCAAGACCGCCGACTCCGGACCCCTCGGCCTCCCGGACCACATCGCCGTCGTACTGACCTAGGAGGAGCCATGGCACGAGGCCGAGCATGGAAGGTCTCCATCAACCCGTCCGCGAAGTCCGTCCTGAACGGCTCCGCCAACCGGGGCGTGGCCTTGGCCGCCGAACACATCCTCGGCGTCTCCAACGACCAAGCCCCCATCGAGGAGTCAACCCTGATCCGGTCAGGGACGGTCTCCACCGACCCCGGCAACTTCACCGCCGCCGTCTCCTACGACACACCCTATGCTGCCCGGCAGCATGAGGACATGACACTCCGGCACGACTCCGGCCGGAACGCCAAGTACCTGGAGAACGCCATGAACTCCGAAGTGAAAGTCGCGGCGGAGATCATCCGCAAGACGATAGCGGGTGAGCTGTAAATGGCGATCACGTACGCCGGCGCCGGGTTCCGGCTCTCCCTCCTCGGCGCCATCGGACAGCACCTCCAAGCCCAGGGCGTGGCGAAGTGGACCACACCGTGGGCGCTCACGGACACGGCCATCACCGTGGACGCCCTGCCCGCCGGATCCACCGGCACCCCCGCATCACCGGACAAGGCCATCGCCCTGGTCCTGTACGACGTCGAACACTCCGCCGGGACGGACACCGTCATGGGCCTGCAATGCAGGGTCCGTGGCAAGCCGAACAACCGGACCGAAGACAAAGACCTTGTCGACGGCCTGTTCGACGCACTCCACGGGCTGGAAAACATCACATGGGGCGGGGTGCCCATCGTCCGGGTCTGGCACCAATCCGGGGCCTACCTCGGAACGGACACGGCCAACCGGCCCGAACATTCCCACAACTTCTACATTCAACTCACCAGAACCGGGACTAACCGGAGCGATTAAGGAGAAACACCATGACCGAGATAACTCCCGGTACAGTCGGCGACTGGAAACTTGAAGTCGCCGCCTACACGGACGGCGCAGAACCCACCACCTGGACCGTCGTCAAGGGACTGACCGAATTCACCCCGCCCGCGGTCGAGAAGAACCTTGAGGACGACTCGTCCTTCGACTCGGACGGGTGGGGTTCGCAGTTCGCGACCGGCCTGTCGTGGACGGCTGAGGGTACGGTCAAGCGGGCCCGCGCCTCCCTGACCGCGGACCCGGGCCAGGAGATCCTCCGCGCCGCCGGCAACGCGATTGCTGAGGACGGTCTGGTGCATGTGCGCATCACGGACCGGACGAAGCCGACCGCGGGCCGAACCGGCATCGCCGATGCGACGTTCACTGACAACGGCGGCCCCCGCACGGACCTCACCACGGCGGCGTTCTCCCTCGCCGGCCGTGGCGGCCTGACCGGTGTGACGATCACCCCGTAACCCCTCCTACTCCCGCCCGCGCACTTTCCAAGGGGTGCGCGGGCGGGGCTCCACCCCTGCCTTGGAACCTACTAAACCCTTGGAGACCACCATGACAGACCTCAAACAGCTCGGCTCCTTCCTCGACCCGATCCTCGCCGTCCCCTTCCGCGGGAAGACCTACCAGATCGCCGCCGTCGACGCCGAAACCGGCCTCCGGCTCCAGAAGCTCGTCTCCGCCGGTGTCCGCACCGCCCTGGACGGGCAGATCGACCCCGAAACCATTGAACTCGTCAACGACGCCGACGAAAAGGGCTTCTACGAGACCCTCCTCGGCCCCGTGTACGACGAACTCCTCGCGGACGGGGCATCGTTCCCGGCACTGAAATTCATCGGCCAGACGGCGCTGATGTGGCACGCCCAGGACTTCGAGATGGCCGAAACCTTTTGGAAGGCAGAGGGAAAAGCGCCGGAGCCCAACAGGGCACAGCGCCGAACGGCGACCCGGACATCTACGGCCGCGGCCACTACGACCCGGAAACCGGCCTCAGCGACTGGTACGACTACCCGGAAGGCCACGGCAAGCCGGGCCGGAACTGGGACGAAATCCTCCGGCACTGGAACGCGATAGAAGCCGACCTCCAAGACGCCGGGATCGACACCGAATCCGGGATCCTCCGGGAAAGGTCCTGGCGGTGGCTGCAGGTCCGCATCATCGGCCTCCTGTCCAAACCCCCGGGCTTCCACCCTGACGGGCGTGTCATCCATTCGACCCGGCTCGGGCTGGCACTGAACCCGGTGGAGCCTCCACGCAAGAAATAACTGAACATAGGAGGCCGTCGTGGCTTTGAATTTGGGTGAGCTCTTTGGCACCATCGGCCTCGACGCCTCCGAATGGGACCGGAAACTCGAAGGCGCCCAGGGGAACCTGAATGCATTCGGTGTGGCCGGCGCGGCCCTCGCCGCTACCGCCGCGGTGGCGATTGGCGCGGCCCTGACCAAGGGCATCGCCGAATCCATCGACATTGAGGCCGGGACCGACAAGCTCCAGGCCGAACTGGGGCTCACTGAAACCCAGTCCGCCACCGCCGGTAAAGCCGCAGGGTCCCTATTCGCGCAGAACTACGGCGAGTCCATGGACGACGTGAACGCCGCGGTGGGTTCGGTGATGTCCTCCATCAAGGGCATGCGGAACGCCTCCGAAGCCGACGTCACGGACATGACGGCCAAGATGATGAACCTGTCCTCCGTGATGGGTGTCGATGTGGCCCGGGCGGCGCAGGTCGCCGGGCAGATGATCACCTCCGGGATCGCCAAGGACGGGGTTCACGCGGCGGACCTGCTGACAGCATCGCTGCAGAAGGTCCCGGCGAACGTCCGCGAGGACATCCTCGACGCCGTGGACGAGTACGGGCCCTTCATGAACTCGCTCGGGATCAAGGGCGAGGAGGCCATGGGCATCCTCGTGAACGCGTCCGAGAAGGGCATGTACGGGATCGACAAAACCGGTGACGCCTTGAAGGAATTCGGGATCCGGGCGACCGACATGTCCAAGGCGACGGGGGTCGCCTACGACGCGCTGGGCATGAACCAGGAGGAGATGTCCGGGAAGCTCCTCAAGGGCGGCGACACGGCCAAGGCCGCGTTCAACGACATCATCCAGGGCCTGACCGGCATGAAAGACCCGGTCGAACAGTCCCAAGCGGCGCTCGCCCTGTTCGGCACCCCCCTCGAAGACCTCAGTGTCACGGAGATCCCGAACTTCCTGAACGCCATCGACCCGATGGGGGACAAGTTCGACTCTGTCGCGGGCGCGGCGGACAAAATGGGCAAGGACCTCACGACCAACGCGAAGTCCGGGTTTGACGGGTTCAAACGCCAGGCCGAGGCCGCGCTGATCACCTTTGTGCAGGGCAACATCATGCCCTCGGTGTCCCAGTTCGCGTCCTTCCTGAACACCACTGCTGGCCCGGCGATCACCCAGTTCGGCGGCTGGATCACCTCGGACGCGCTCCCGGCACTCAAGGGGTTCGGGGACTGGTTCACCCAGAACCTCCCCACGATCCAGAACTGGGCAACCGGGATCGGGGTCATCCTGATCCCGCTGTTCCTCCGGATCGCGATCTCCGCGGGCGTGTCCGCGGCGGCGCAGATCACCGCGTGGGCGACCTCGGCAGCCGGCGCNATCTCCGCCGCCGCGACCTACCTAGCGTCCGGCTACATCATGGTGGGGGCGTGGGTGATGATGGGCGCCCAGGCGCTCATCCAGGCCGGGCGGATGGCCGCGGCATGGTTCATTGCCCTTGGCCCCATCGGCTGGATCATCGGGGCCGTGATCGCTATCGGTGCGCTGATTTTCGCGAACTGGGACGCGATCTCCAAGTTCACGTCTGAGGCGTGGGCCAACGTGTCCAAAGTCCTCGGCGACTGGGGTTCGAACACGCTCGGGATGTTCTCCGATTTCTTCGGGAACACGGCCGGCATGTTCGCGGACTTCTTCACCAACACGGTGGGGATGTTCACTGATTTCTTCACGAACACCATCGGCATGATCTCGGATTTCATGGCCGGGATGGCCGCCCCGTTCGATGCCGGGATGCGGATTGTCCAGACCATCTTCTCCACGGCGTGGGAGATCATCCAAACCTACGTCGCGACCGTCCTCGCGGTAATGATCGCGCTCTTCACCGGGCAGTTCGACAAGATCCCCGCCTACCTCGCTTCCGCGTGGGAGAAGATCAGCGGATTCTTCATCGCCGGTGTCGCCGCCATCGACTCCATTCTCGGTGGCGGGATCACTGCGGCCGTGAACTTTGTCGTGGGCATCTGGAACGGGCTCGTTGCCTGGGTCGCCGGTATCCCGCAAAGGTTCATGGACGGGCTCGCCGCACTGGGCCAGCTCGCCGGGACCGTGGGCGCCTACATTGTGGCCTGCAAAGACGCCGTCGTTAAGATCTTCCAGGATGCGGTGGCCTTTGTCGCCAGGGTCCCGCAGATGATCATGGACGGGCTGCGGGCACTCGCCGGGCTGTACGTCACAGTCGGGCAGTGGATCCTGTCGGTGAAGAACGCCGCCGTGGGTAAGTTCATGGAGCTCGTGAACTGGGTCAAGGGCGTCCCGGGGATGGTCATCGGGGCCATCGGATATCTGGCCCAACTGGCCGGCGTTGTAGGCGGGTTCATCAACTCGGCCAAAGACGCCGCCGTGGCACGGTTCCTGGGCTTGGTCGCCTGGGTTCGGGGCCTCCCGGGCATGATCCTCGGCGCCCTCGGCAACCTCGGCGGGCTGCTGGTGAACGCCGGCAACCAGATCATCGAGGGGTTCCTGTCCGGGCTGAAATCCGGGTTCGAGTCGGTGAAGAACTTTGTTGGCGGCATCGGTCAATGGATCGCCGACCACAAGGGACCGAAAGCCTACGACCTGGCACTGTTGGTCCCGGCGGGCGGGTGGATCATGCACGGCCTCGAAAAGGGCCTTGAGCGGTCCATCCCGTCGTTGAAGCGGACCCTGAACGGGGTGTCGGCGACCATCGCGGGCGGTGTGACGGGCGGGACGGTGGCCCTGACCGGGTACGGCAGCGCATCGTCCGGGTACGGGAGTTCGACGGATAACCGGAAGACCCTCACCTACGCGCCCACCTACCAGTACCTCGGCGAGGACCCGGAAACGGTGATGGCCCGGGATAAGGCGCGGGCCATGGATTACCTGAACGCCTACATCTAAGAAGGAGCCACATTGGGTATCTCGTACGCTGTCCCTCACACACCGCCGGGGGACCCTGCCCCGGCGTGGTCCGGGATGCCCATGACGTGGACCGCGAAGGGGGTCACCTGGCCGCTCACGGACCGTAGTACGGGTGTGTTCCTCCGGCCCGGTGTGCGGGGGTTGGGGACGATCAGCGCCGAGAGGCACGCGTCCACGTCCCCCGCACTGGCCGGCTCCCGGCACGAAGGCACGTCCGTGCTGGACCGGGAAGTGTTCTGGCCGTTGCGGATCTACTCCCCGGACGGGTCCACGGCATGGATGCTCCGGGACCGGGCGTTCTGGGCCGGGATGGACCCGGACGACACCGGCGTGTGGGAGGTCACCCACCCGGACGGCGCCAAACGCTCCCTGGTGCTGCGGTTCCTGAACGACGGGGACCATGTCCGGGACCGCAACCCGTTACGGCTCGGCTGGGACAACTACAACATCACCCTCGTGGCCGAACAGCCGTACTGGGTCGGCGAACCGGAGGTCCAGTCCTTCAAGGCCCCCACCCCTCCGGAACCGTTCTTCGAACCGAACGGCCCGCACCTGATCAACATCGCCTCCTCCTACTCGGTGGAGAACGCCAAGATCGACAACGCCGGCGACGTGGAGTCGTACCCGCGCTGGTACATCGACGGGAACATTACCGCCGCCTCGGTGGGGGTGAACGGTGTGCTGGTCAATGTTCCGTTCACGGTCGCGTACGGCAAGTGCCTGGTGATCGAGTCGGA